CACACGGTGATTAAAGGATTAGACATTCAACAGTCTGGAGCAGAAATATCAGGGCTCTGGAATATGTTTGGGAACACTGTGGCTGTTGGGGGGGATGCCTCCAAGTTCGATATGCATGTGTCGCGAGAGGCGCTCGAATTCGAGCACCTATTCTACCTGTTGCCGTATTTCGACGGTGACGCTTCGGAGTGTCTTGCAGCTTACAGAGCTGTACAGGGTGAGGGTCTTAAAACCTGCCCAGAGGATACCCATTTCCATGAACTTGCGTGGTTGTTGAGCAAACAGCTTGACAACCAAGGCACCGCGTATTTCGACGACGGCAAATTGCTGTTTAAGATGCGCGGAACAAGAGCATCTGGAGACTTAAACACATCTTTGGGCAATTGCCTGATTATGTGCGCCATATCCTATGCGTGGTCCCAACGGGCAGGAACACGCGTTGCGCTAGCGAATAACGGAGACGATTGTGTCTCCTTCCTAGAGCGCGAGGATTTGGAACACTGGCTGTGTGGCCAGGTTGAGTACTACAGAGCCAAGGGGTTCAGAATGGTTATGGAAGAACCGGTTCACGTAATAGAGGGCGTGGAGTTCTGCCAATCGAAACCTGTCCTAGTAGATGGACAGTGGACGATGGTGCGGAACCCAATGACCAACGTGATAAAGTCAAGCATGTGCTTGCAACCGGTTGGCACGATGAAAGGGTTGAGAAAGTGGATGACATCTGTAGGGATATGCGAGGGACACCTTGCTTCCGGCGTACCCGTAATGGGCGCATTCGCGAGGGCGATGAGGCGTAATGGTCTTCGTTGCAGCAAGCGGATGGTGGAAAGAATGCAGGGACAGACGTCCCGTACCACCAGCAGAGAGTTCATATACAATGAGCCGACAGAGGAGACAAGATTGTCTTTTTGTTCGGCATGGGGTATAACACCACAGGAACAGCGACTATTGGAATCGCATTACGATGAGTGGACATTAGGCACAACATTTGGACAGACGGTGTTGGGAGACGGGGCGATGGAGAAGGCGGAGGAGCCTTTAGCCCCCATCACATTGTTGGTTTGCCCGGTTAATTAGATTTAACGCCAAACAAAAGATATCTAATGAACACACGACGAAAGCAGAAGGGGCGCATCACGGTGCGTCCGAAACAGAAGAGCGAGAAGGAACGGACACGGCTCGGTGCCGCATTGCGTGCACTTGGTGGGCTCGGTGGATCCGCAGTAGGCAGTCTATTTGGACAGTCCGCTGCAGGTGGATCTGCTGGGCGAGGAATCGGCGCTTCGATCAGTAAATGGTTGGGGTCCGGCGACTACACACTAAAGAGCAATTCCATCATGCAGAGGAGTTTGAACAGTTCAGATTCAATCCCGATGATGCATAAGGAAGGTCAGACGGTGGTAATCCGCCATAAAGAATATTTGGGTGAGGTAAAGGGATCG